GCGTCAAGCGGAGGTGGTGGACTTGCTGTTGCCGCTCCAATTGATGTTCGCTACACCGTGGAAAGAATCAACAGCGTTGATTACGTGACTGCGGATCAATTCCAGAATGGAATGCAGCAGGCTGCAACACAAGGTGCTAAACAAGGTGAACAGCAAACATTAAAGCGTTTACAAATGAGTGGTAGCACCCGTAAGAGGATTGGAATATGAGCCAGTACGCTTTAGGCCACGTCGTAAGAATTAAGGCGATTGGCGACAATGGGCTATTAACTCAGTTTAAATTTCAAAACTTTTTTATCAACAAGGAGATGACTTTTGATGGCAATCAATATACGTTTGTGCCGTTTGGTTTTTCTGGAGTCACTGTCAACCGTACAGGCGATGGACTTGAAGCGACATTAGTTTTCCCAAACAATGATCTGACCCGTGGCTGGGCAGTTACTTCCATTAGAGATCATTACATTATGGAAGTAGACGTTTTAATTGTTGATTCGGAATCAGCAACTGGTTCTCATGATCGCGTGCATAGTTACATCGGCCAAGTAGTTGGCGGTGATTGGGACAACGTTTCACTCAACTTGCTTCTCAGTTCAGTTTTAGACGCTGTTGGAACGGATATTCCAAGGCGGTCTCTCACGCGCAAACTGGTTGGCAATTTGCCTGTATCCAATAATGTCCGATTGCAGTGATCTCATTGGGATGCCGTATCGGCTTGGTGCTGACGGCAGTGACGGTCACATTGACTGCATTCACCTTTGCTACCAAGCATTGGAGCGGATGGGCATCAACGCGCCACCTTTTAAGCAGAGCTGGTATGAGGCAAGCAAATGGGAAGTGTGCCGGGATCTGATGCGGTGGGGTTTGCGAGTTGAAAAGCCTGCGTATGATGGGGACATTCTGCTACTGCCGGAAAAATCTTGGACTTTCGCAGTGACATGGCAAACGGGAATTTTGTACGTCCAGCCAAGAACGGAAAAGGTTCAGTGGTCTTCGGTCCGACTGTTTACGACGTACCACTGCTTCCGTTCGAAAAACAGTTAATTGCGACAATTGGAGTAACTGAGGAGGAATATCAAAGGTTTACAGCTGAAGCAAAACGCCGAGGAGTCATAAGGCCAGCAGCGTATGAGAATATTCCTGATATTCAGAATGTGCTTGTTACATCCGGCACAGCAATTGCTGCAACGTATTTAACGACAACGGCAGCAAAAAGCGCGACTGCAGTAGTTCTTACCAATTTAGCAATTGGCGTTACTCTTACTGGCATTTCATATCTGCTGACCCCAAAGCCAAAAATGCCTGCCGCACAAAAACAAGGCGGCATTATTGACCTTGGCAGTGTTACAGGCGCCAATCGTTTTACACCATCACGCGGCTTTGAAACGATTGCAGAGCTAGCAGATTATGCGTCACCCATTCCGTTGATCTTTGGCCTTTACAAAGACGACATTGGCGGAATGCTAACGACACCCAAATTGATTTGGTCTCGCATGTTTAGTCATGGCACGATGCAACGTGCCAAGTTGATGTTTGTTGTTGGTGAGCAAGGCGTAGGAAGTGCAGGCATTCAGCCGCCTGAACTTGAGGGGATTTTTCTCGGCAATAATGCGCTTGACGCAGTTTTTGACGATTTATTTGCGTTTTATTGGCACGCAGACAGCAGCAGTACGTTTCGGATTCGTGGAACTGATAAAAGGTATGGCACAAGGGGCAAGGCGCATAGAGGAGACCCTGACGTACCGAACGACAATAGTGACGCTTTTATTTTCCCGTTATCTGGCTATGAAGAAGACCCATCAGGAATTTTCTGCCATGCTTACACACCTTCTAACAACGCAAAATTTGGAGTCTATGGGGCGATTGCTAATGGTACAAATTATCGCGTCAACTATCAATTAATTTCGATCCCTAAAGTTGACGATGAAAAGGGAATGGCCATAAGAACTTTAGAGCGTATCAAGATTGTTGGAGATTCTGGAGTTAGATCAGGCGACAACCAATTAACGTTGCAGCAGGAGAATGATCGCCCTGGCGGTGCTTCCAAAGATCGTTTAAATGAAATTCGCACAAAAGGCAATCATGATGGAGCGGGCAGGAACTACAGCCCAAGAATGGGGATAACTGAATACAACGGCAGCACCGTTGATTCTGGCAACCACAGAAAAACATTTTTAAATATTGTCAAAGGAGATAAAGCTTTATTCGTTATCCGGAACACTTCAATTGATCCAGATTTTTACAAAAAAGATGGCAAAGGTGCGTCTGTTGACGACATAAATTCTACAGTCGAATCGTTTCAGGTTGAGGCCGACTCTACGATGCAAGTAGGGGAGCATTTCGAGGTTGGTGGATGTATTTGGAAAGTAATTAAAAGAAAGTTGTCAATGTTTGACCCGCTGGAGTCAGCCAGCCGCAGCCAAGAAATTACTCTTGAATGTGTTGACACTTCGACTTCTGTTAACAAAAATCTTGGCATAGTAAGTGAGTCTTTAGTTGTAAACCCTAGCACTGAGTTTATAGGCGACAGCGCCGTAGGTGATACAAGCCAGGGTGTTGGAGAGGCATTTTTTCCTTTAACTCAAGTCGAAATTGCGACAATAAAAAATAATCGACCAGCAGTCGCCACTGAAATTGGATTAAAAAGCACTGTATTCCAACGATTAAATGGGCTGTGTAATTTTCAAAGTTTGCCCACACCCGCAGAGCTAAATGATGCAGAAGAAGACAAAATACAAATGAACAGCGGCAGTATTTCTGCTAGTGTCATGCGTTCTTCTATATTTAGAATTTTTATTAGAGACATAAACGGTACGATTGACACTTTTAATCCACTTCCGCAGTTCTTTGTAGTGCGCGGCCAAACGCCTGTGGCGCAGTACAACTACATTAGATTTACTCTTGAAAAAGCTGTTGAATTAGAATATAAATTTGTGCCTGTTTCTGCTTCAGAGTTCAGAGACTTGCCTGAAAGCACTCCAGAGTTTATCGTATTATCTCAGTCAATTTCGACGGATCAAAATGAAAACGGATCGGGTGGTTTTTTTGAGTTTACAGAGTCCGTGTCTGGCATAGGACCAGTAGATGTTCAAGTTTCTGGTGAAAGAATTATTGGCAAAACTACATTTAAAGCAAACAAAGAATTTAGCCGTGGATTACAGACTGTAGCCGGGCGCGAAACTCTTTCATATCCAGCGTCTGTTGCTTTCCATGAGACTAGGCCCGAAGCTCTGTTTGGCACGACAGCAGAGATAGGGAGCCAACTAACTAGAGAGGCCAATATTGCTGATCCTTCGGATGCACAAGGCAAGCTGGCTGCCTTCTTTTATACAATCGCTGGCAGTGCTGATGATTTTACAATTCCAATTGGTAATAACAAAAGATTTGAAAGTGTAGAATACATCGGTGAAAGCACAACCACTTGGCTGCATTTGGAATGGCGATTAAAGAAAAAAGTTAATACTTTGACTTACGCAAGCGGTGAAGAGTCTGGCTGGGAGTTCGTGACCGTAACAGTTTTGGGAAGCGGCGGAGGCTTTAGCGACAAACAGAAAATCGAAGTAAAACGAGGCAGCGAGGCAACAAATGTTGTTAGCGGTCAAGCAGACTATCCAGACACAAATCCATTCGTCAGCGGACACCCAGACGGCACTTTGAAATTTTCAGGGATGCGTTTGTTGATTAATGGAGTTACAGAAGACGTAAAATTGGCAGCGAGGTCTCAAGCATGGCTTTATGAAATATTTGGCGCGGTTGGCAGTAGATCAGAGAACGATCAAAAAACTGTAACAAGAACATTTACTAAAGGCAGCAAGTCAATAAGAGTTGATTTGACGGCTACAGTCACAAGTTTCCGCCAAAACCCTGCTGATATTAACTCTCCTCTAACGCCAGTAGTCGGCCAATCTAAAGGATGGACGATTGGCAAAGTAACTCAAGTTCATCAAACCGACGAAACTTCAAAAACTTGGAACATAGGCGAGATATTTACAAGCAATAGAACAGTCAGCGCTGATAATCCTTTTAAAACAGTTTACACCCGCGTCGGGCAGGCTTATAGAATTACAGACGTAAGCTACGAAAGCACTGAGCCCCCAAGGACTGAGACAGACTTATTCTTTGCAGAGCAAACGCAAGTTGCAGACATTAGCGCTTACCGTGGTTTTGTAGAAAAATCAAACAGCAATAGCCCGGAGCATGAAATTGTCTATATCAATGAGGCGCAATTAAATGACAATCCAGCGAATATGTTTGAGCTTACCATTGCTGGTCTTTCTTTAA